AACCACAACGCCTTCTGCTTTGGCGTGATGACCTGCTCCATCAACTTCGCAAACTCCTGCACATCCTCTTCATTTCTAAAGCGAATGTTGAGGACGCGAAAAGGCGTGAGGTCTTCCTGAAAGAACTCAGGCATACCCTGCCACTCCTTTCGCCAGTCAAACTCCTCATAACCAAACAGGTCTGTCATTCAGGCTTGCCTTCCATCTTGAGGTGGGCCAACAACTCCTCCAAAGCAAACGTGTCGTCTGGGTACTTCCAGATGTACTGCTTGACCTCATTGAGGACGTAGTCGTAGCCTGCGTCAAATCCCTTGATGTACTCTGACATAACTGCCTCCGCTGGTGGTCGCTTGCACTTTTTATGCGTCTCAATAAAAAAATCCATCGCGTCGATGATGACGTCAATAGGAGCGGGCATGAAGGGAGGCTCCTCCTCCACGCCGCAGAATTCGCACTTGAACTTTCCGTTCAGGCTGTTGGTAATGACGTGGTCTGTGTTCATAAATTGTTCTCGATTTGTTGATATGGGAAACAAATATTGCCCTCTTGCATTTGACTAAAAACATAGTCGCCATCGTAGTTTTGCAACAAGATGTTTTCCATTTCAATCAACTTATTGGTCAAAACTTTTTCCAACTTTTTACCTTTGATGCCAACAGCCGCCCAAACGTCATCGTCTTGCCAAGTAAAGTATTCAACTATTTTTTTGACCATAAACAGTTCATCATGGTTAAAAACAATAACGACAGAATCTTCAGGAACATCCATTTTTACTTTTCTTGTTTTTTTGGTCATGCTGTAACCTCCTGACGGGCTTCTTGGCGTCCGCGCTCAACAAAGTAACGAGCATCCACTTGGTCTGTGATGTGTTCTTCCTGAAGCATCTTGCGGATACTCTCTGCTACAGCACGCGCCCTGTCGGCGCTGGTTGCCTTCTCGTACTTGAAGCCTGCGTTGATGTAATCTGCTTGTGCGTGTTTCATATCCGATTCGCTTTCTATTTGGTTTCGTTTTGGTTTAACGGAGTGGTTTTGGCCTCGTACTCTGCTTGTGCTTTGGCGACCAAACGCTGGATGTCCAGTGCGACCAAACGATTAAATTCTTGCTGTGTCATGGTGTTCTCCTGATAGGGGCCGAAGCCCCGTGGGTTTAACGGCTGGTGACCTTGACGCTGAACACAGCGGAGACTTTGGTGAACTTGGCGTATGCCTCTGCGCCAAACTCTTTGATGAATGCGTCTTTGTCGAACACGCTACGGTTGGATTCGATGTATGTAGCTTTGAAGAGGTTGCCCTCGACTACTTTTGCGCCACCAGCAGATGCTGATTCTTTGATGGCGTCTTTGATTGCGTCAGCCTTGTCAGTCAACTCTTTGATTTGAGCCAACAGGTTGCCGAGTGTGTCTACGCTTGTGAGGGGGAGGTCATTGAGGTTCATAGTTCGCTTTCGTTTAGTTGCCTGACTCAGCACCATTGCTTTGTCAGTGCCTCTAGTTTAAGCCCAAATTAAACGCCAACACAATACCTTTTAAAAAATATTTCTAAGGAAAACCCTAATACGTTGTAAATAAACAACCGCTTTACGCGCAAACCGTAATTCCAAGCAGGTCGCGAGTGTCTTTGAGGAGGTCATCCTCGTCAAACCCCCAGTGCTTAGGGAACCCCTTCGTCCCAAGGCCATGCAGGCCCGTAGAGCCGCGATGATGCTCAGGACAGAGCGGTATGACATCGAAGTGGCTAGAACGCCTTCCAGCCCCTGTTCCAGCCCTTTTGTGATGCAGTTCTGCTGGCGTACCCTCATGCCCCATCCGCCTGCATACAGCGCACCCTAGTTCAGCCACGGCGCTCATGTGCTTCTTTTCTTTGAGTGTTGTCATTGGCGGGGCTGTACCTTGGATTGCATGAACTTGATGAACTCTTCGTCTGACTCGTCAACGGGCGTGGCATTTTGAAACAAGGTTCCGTTTTCAGCCATTTGGTGGATGTCAGCCAGCATCGCCGCCAACTCCTCTTCCGTACCCTCAAAGCCGTCAAAACACCCTTCAGCAAATATGATTTTCGGTTTGTCGGTCATTGCTTACCCTTTGTAAAACCCGCTCTGTTCTTTAAATCGTGGCACGTCTGGCATCGCCATTGCGGTGCGCCCTTACTGTTTTTACCCTTAACCTCGGCGGGTCGCAAGCGACACACCTGACACGTCAACTTCTTTTCAATCATTCATTTCCTTTTTGAGTCGCTCATTGCGTGAGCCTGCCTCAAACCCCGCAAGGTATGCGCGGCGCTCCACGTTGTACTGTTCAGGGCGGTGGCTGTGTTCCCACTCATCAAAAGACTCGACGTTGGTTTTCAACGAAACAATCTGGCGCTTGCGCCAGCCCATTGTCTGCTCTCGCTCTATGCGCTCGAACTCTTCGTCTTCTGGTGTAGCCGTCACAATCATCCTCCACATTGAATAAACCATAAAGAATAAACCAGTCCCGAACAAAACATGGTTGTGGAGAATCCATCCATCAGCCAAGCAGACTACCCAGCTTAGACCGTGGATGACCCCCCATTGGAAGCTGTTAAAACGCATATCGATTAGAGCAGAGGACGTCAATCACCGTCTCCGCAGAGTAGCCATTGACCTGCCTCTTGCCGTATATCACGCGAGGGCGCAGGCCAGCCTCTACACAATCCTTGATAGCGTCAATCTGCTCACCACGACTGAGGGGCTGGATGTTCCTGTCCATGATGAGATTCTGCACCGTGACGTGCGGCTCCTTGTTGGATGAACACCCAACCAATGCGCTGAACGCGCACACTGCAATAAAAATCTTTTTCATAGCGTTGCCTTTCCTTCTGCTCTGTTGTTGGCTTGTTCTGTTCGCCAAATTTCGACACGCAACTCTGCGGCTGTTATGTCCCATTTCAACTTCTCTTCAATCTCGACTGCGGCCTTTAGGCCCATCAGCAACTCAACCATCTCAGGGTGTGCATAAGCCTCTCTCTCTTGCGCACCAATTGCGGTCTCCATTGAGCGCTTCATCAGGATGCCCTTCAGGCTCTTGCGAAAATGCTCTATGTACGTCCGCTCTGCCTTAGCCTTAGCAAAGAGCGCGGCGTGCTTCAAGATGTAGTCCACCGCCTTATGCGGGTCTCTGTCTTCATTGCTCATAGTACATTTTCCTTTTTGCGCGATTGCGCTTGATTACCATACCAACAAAAATCACGACGCCTATCCAGAACATGAATCCAGACAGCGACATGAATGCCCAAAAAAACTCTCCAAATGAATTAAACATTTTCTTCCTCCGTTGGTGGACGCGAACACATCCGATAAAAAACATAAATCATCACGGCACTAGCCCAAGCCGCAATGCCTGACACTAAAAAAAACAACCCAAAAATATTTAGAACCGTGTCCATCAATCGCTCCTTTTATCCATGAAGTCCCCTCGCACATCCATCATCGCTTGCGCCTGCTCATAGGCTTCGTAAGCAATATCAATCTTTGACTTTAAAGCCTTCGACGGCTTTTGCATCAGTCCCACCAGCGCAAACATTGCGATGATGTCAATCAAGTCTGGTTCCGTTTTCATTTGCGCACCTTATCTTTTTCTGCCAAATACTGAATGACGCTGTCGTGCATCACATCAATCAACGCTGGTTCGCCTGAGAACAAAAAGTAAACGACGACCAAAGAAATAATCCAGTTCATTCCACCCCCTCTATGGTCACCTTGACCATGCCGCCAATCTCATCTGCCCAATACACACGAAGGTCTGCTATCAATGCGTCATCCTGCATGACCCCAGCGTGAGTCATAGAGTCAAGCAGTGCCTTCAAAAGATTGTCCAAATCACGGCGACGACGGTCAGGACGGAAGCATTCAATCTCCACTTTCACCGCGTAGTCGATGTGTTTAGCGGCTCGTTGAATTAGCACTTGGTCAGCAACAGCCTTGCGGTACTCGCGCCCCTTTGCACTGATGATGGTGCGACCGTTAAAGTTGCGCCAGTAAGTGTTGACCGTTGGAGGCCAAGGCAATGTAATTTCAATCATTGGCGTTGTGCAGGTATGCGGTTAAGGATGTCATTAGCAAGGGGCGAGTCAAAATTCTCGTCATCCTCTTTGCCAGCCAGCTTTGCCTCATAAGCAAAAGCCATCTCGGCGCAGGCTTGACGCTCCATAAAAATGGCCTGCTTGGTTGTCTGTATTGCCACCGCCATGATTTCGGCTTTTGCCTCTGTCAGTGCTTGGTTAAATTGGTCTTGCGTAAAAAACGCTTGGCCCTGCGACAGTATGTTTTTCTCAAAGTTCATTTCCATTCTCCTTCGTTACCTCGGTTGCCTTTAGCCCATTGGTCTTTAACATCTTCTTCAAGTTTGGATTTGGGGTGAAGTTCGTTCCACCCCTTTTTCCACTTCCCAGAGTCGTCAACGTAACCTTTGAGCCAACGGTATGCGCTATCGCGATTTTTAATACGCATCTTGATGACCTCCCGAACGAGACAGCGGTGCATATGCTCACGGTCTCTTGCTCTTTTTTCTTCCTTGTCATTCAAAACCTTCCCCCATTGTCAAAAGACATAGGGACAGAATCGTGATGCTCGACAAACTGCTGGCTCTCCTTGTGATACCAAAGCGAGTACCAATCCTCCGCCTCGCCATTACGTTGCTTCTCACACATCAGGTAGGCGTCTGGAATCATTGCATCGACTGAGCCGTTCTGTGCATCGTGTTCTTTTTTCTTGTTGCGCCACACCATCAGGACGTTATCCACTTGGTCGCTGATTGAGCCTGAACCCTTGATGTCGTTTTTGTTGGGCTTGATTTCCTCGCTCTGCAACTTGCGGATGTGGTGAATCAAATGGACATGAACATTGTGGTCACGGGCCAACGAGGTCAACTCATCAACGAAAGACTTCTGTGCGTTGTAGTCGTCCTCACCAGACACGCACTTCATCAGCGAGTCAATGAAGATGTGTTGCACACCCAACTCAACGGCACTGTAGCGAGACACCGCGATGACCTGCTGTGCAGTCACAGTGCCTTGCTGGTCGTACAGCCACAGGTAATCACAGGCATAACCTCTCATGCGGTCAAACAGGCTTGTGAGGTAGCGGTTCTTATCGACGTAACGTGGCAAGTCAATGTTCTCGCCCGCAAACTGGCGGAGCATACGAAACAATGTGCGCTTGGGCTTCATCTCAAAAGATGCAATCATCACCTTTTGCTTTTGCTTGATAAGACCCAAGGCAATCATGCCCGTGACCATGCTCTTGCCACCACCATTGCCGCCAGCGTAAAGCGTCACCTCACCAGCGCGGTACTGAAAGCCCTGATGGGTTTTAGGCCAAGGCATTGTCTGATGGCTTTCCACCACAGGGTTTGCAAGTTCGTCTTGAAGTTCATCCAAAAACTCGCTTGCCTGCTTGACCTTCTGCGCAACGTCATTGGCCTTGAGGTACTTCTCAAAATCAACCTCGTCAGGCTTGACAATACGAATGCGACGGGCCTCGTCCAATTCTTGCGCTCTTTTTTGCACGTCAGACATTTGCATATTTCATTGCCTCTTCAATTCGCTGTTGTGATAATTTCATTCGCTCTCTATCGCCTTCGCTTAACTTCTTGCCTTGACTCATGTCGTAGGCGCAGATGGAGACCACCAACGCCTCAAACGAAATGATTCGCATAAGGTCGCTGGCGTAGAACGCAGGCTTCATGCTCTTCTTGCCCTCGACTGGGTATTCGCGGCGCTTGTCGTCAGGCGGAAACAGGTCAGTCATGTCCATGCCCAGCGCCTGCACTACGTTCAAGGTCTCGCAACCCGCAAAGCAGTGAAGCAACACGCGCCCGTCTTCTGTCTCTCGGATAGCAAGCGATGGGCCTTTGTCGTTGTGAGCAGGACAGCAAGCAGTCCAAGACCCATTTCGACCCTTGACTTTGGTCAGCATCCCCAACATACGCTCGACTGGGGTCATACTTTTTCCCTTGCTCGAATTTCGTTAATAACATAATCGTGAAACACAACGCCTTTAGTCATGTCGCCAACTTTGTGCGCTTTAATCCAACAAGTTTTTCCCGTTTTTAACCGTCTTAAATGTCCTCTGCGGTCGTGTAATCTAGGACTTGCGTGTGTTCCGCCTTGATGCTCATTTTTAGGTTTGGGAGCCTCCACAACCACCGTAGTCCAATCGTAAGTGGGCATCTTGCCCTCTTTGATTTTTCTTTGGTTCGTAAAAGTTTTTTTGATTTCTGGCTTGTGTGACTGTACTGATTGACACAAAGATTCATACCAATTGCCGCAAAACCCAAGCAAGGTTTCCGCCATTTCTTTTGATATTTTTGCGCCTTCATCTACTGGGCCATACCGCAACATATCACCTTCAATCAAATAAACCATTGGTGGAAATTTAGTTGGAACCTGCCCTGTCACGCCTTTCCATGTTGAAATCACGATACCCTCTTCAGGGTCAGTTCCAACCACCATAAAAATGGTGTCATATGAAACATGATTCCTTGTTTTGCCGCGCCAAACCACGATGTTTTTTTCAAACGGGGGGCGGTACTTCATCAATGGTTCAGTTACAGCGTGGCTTCTGTCGTCAACATAACCCGATAAATCAAACCACTGAATTTCAATAGGGTCTAAACCACCATCAAAAACCATTTTTATCGCGTCACGAATTAAAGGTGTCATATCACCCTCCTACCCACGGCTGGCGTGCCTGCATCGTCTTCCCAACGACGCTGGTTGATGTACGTCAGCGGTGCTGGCTCAAACCCGCCAGTCCATTGGTCAGTCACCTTGAGGATGTTGACTTGAGAGATGATGGTCTCCGCCACTGAGTCAAGCCCAGCCTTCGCCCACTTCTTCTGGCACTCTGCTTTTGCGACCTTGCGTTTGGACGAAGGCCAAGCATTCCAGAACTCGTCGAATTTCGACGATGTATTTATATTCTTCTTCTGTATCTGTATCTTCTTAGGGTTATCTTTCGCTTTCGATTCGGTTACCAATTCGGTTTTCTTCGGCCTGCCGCCTCGCTTTCCAAGCTGTCGATTATTTTCAACTTGATGTTGATACTTGATAACTTCAGCATGGCAACGATTGTTGAAATACCCTGTTTCGGTACGTTCAAAAAACTCATCCAAAACCGATTCGGTTATGTCTAAGTCAAGGCGAATCTTCCTAGCAACCGATTCGGTTTCAAGTGGGATTTCCTTCTCGCTCATGTAGTAAAGGTCAAGCAGGCGTCGGTACGCCAAGTCCTCTGCATCAGACAGATGAACTGTGTGTGTGAGGTAGTCACCGATGTGAAATTTGTACCATATCATTTCGCTGTCTTTCCAAAGATGTCGGGCCGAAGTTCAGCCCTCTTCACTTTCCTGCCTGTGTGCAACTCTATGTCGCGTGCCAGTTCGGGACTAGGCAGTTGTCGCCCCGTAACTATCAATGAAAACCATGTCTTGCTGATGCCTAACCTACGGGCTAAAGCAATCATCGACCCCCTTGGCTTGTCCTTAAAATATTCTTGAAGTGTCATCGGGTTCCTTTTCTTGGTTAAGCGGATGTTACACTAAAAAAAATTGTTGTGCAATACCAGATTAAACATGATACACTGCCACCAGTTTAACGTGAAAGCGAACACATGAACAGCGAATACGAAATGCATCAACTGATGCTTGAGAGGCAACAAATGCTTGCGGAGGCTCTAGAACGGGCTGAGGCAGGCGTTGCAAAGCAGGACGACTGGGACATCATCCGCTATGAATGCGGACTGCCCAAGCGCCCTATAGTGACTTTAGAAACGGTAACCTTAACTAGGAGCGAATGATGGCTTTAATAGCGAAAGAAAGCGGCGGCGGCGGCGGTGAGTTCACCCCAGTCCCACAAGGAATGCACCTTGCACGGTGCTACCGAGTCATTGACTTGGGAACTCAAGATTCAACCTACCTTGGAACGGTCAAAAAACTGCCCAAAGTGATGTTGCAATTTGAGGTGCATGGCGAGGACGAGGCAGGCAAGCCTATCGTTACAGGCAAGAACGAGCCAATGTCCATCAGCAAGAACTTCACGCTCTCGCTGGCTGAGATGGCTACCTTGCGCAAAGACCTGCAAACATGGCGTGGGCGCGAGTTCACACCCGAAGAGTTGCGTGGCTTTGAACTCAAGAACGTGCTGGGCGCGTGGGCGATGATTTCGGTCATCAAGGCTATGGGCAACAACGGCAAAGAGTACACCAACATTGCCGCCATCATGTCCGTGCCACCTGCCATCAAAAAGGCTGGCATACCTACGGGCCACAACGAGTTGAAGCTGTTCTCTATTGACGAGCCTGACATGGCGCTGTTTGACAGCTTCAGCAATGGCCTTCGGGAGAAAATCCAGAAGTCGCCAGAGTGGCAGTCACGCGGGAACGTCGGCTATCAAAAGGAGCAAAACGCTTCTGCGAAGTCTGGCTTTGAAGATATGGACGACGACATCCCCTTCTGACCATGACACAGATTGCGCTTTTCTCAGAAAACGACCGCAAATCTCCGCGCATATGCGAATGTTGCGGGGCCAAGATTGTTGAGTACAGACACTCATTCAATCAAAGCCTTGCAAGTTCTTTGTACAAACTGTACAGCCAGCAAGGCGCGGCAAACATCAGCAAAATTGGCTTGACTGCAATTCAGTGGACAAACTTCCAAAAATTAAAGTATTGGGGACTTGTCCAAAAGGCGGAGCGAGAAGACCATACCAACATAGGCGGGGTCTGGAAAGTCACTCAGGCTGGCTTGGACTTTGTTGAACGAGGGACTGGCATTCAAAAGCAGGTGTGGTCTTACAGGGGCAAGATGGTCAGGTATGAAGGTGACACAATTTTCTTTATGGACTTGCATGACGACTACATAAGAAAACGTCCTGACTACGTTGCTGACTCAAAACCACACCAAGGCGGCTATGAGGCTAATGCGTAACCAAAAAGCGGCGCACATTGATTTCTTTCAGTTCAAAGGAATGATTGAGACCAATCCCAAGGCGACGCCTTGTGACATCGACATGATTTTTGAGCGCAAGTGCAAATTCTTTGTTGGTGAGTGGAAGCGGGAAGGTGAAAGCATCAGCCAAGGACAGGGGTTGCTACTGCGCAATCTGGCAAGGCAACCCCAGTTCACGGTCGTCATCATCCAAGGCAACACGGATGGTGACATGGTGGTCGAGAAGTTTGAGCAACTTTGCTCAGACGGACGTTTTAGGGTGCGCGGCAAGTCTCCTGAAGACCTCAAGAAGTTTGTCACGCGCTGGTACAACTGGGCAGATGCCCAAGAATTTCAATAAGGAAGATATGACCATAACAACCCCAGCGGTACGCGCAAGCGAATCCAATCACTGGTACACCCGCGATGGCGTGCCACAATACACCGTCGAGGCCAAGAAAGGCGGACAGCGCAACACTACGTTGCGTGATGCCCGTGTAATGAATCTGGTTCCCTCGGTGACCACCATCCTCAGCGTAGCCGCTAAACCAGCGCTACTGGCGTGGCTTCAGCAACAAGTATTGCTTGCCGCGCTTACCCTTCCCCGCCGCCCCGACGAGCCTGAAAAGGAATACATCGACCGAATCATCAACGATTCCAAAGAACAGGGTCGTTCGGCGGCGGATGCGGGAACTGCCATCCATGCATCTATTCAAGGATTTTATGAAAACAACCCGACAGGCAAGCACCACGAGAGTGTCCAAGCCTGCGACATTGCAATCACCAAACACTTCGGTCAACAGCGCTGGGTCTCAGAGCGTTCGTTTGCACATGAGGCAGGTTTTGGCGGTAAGTGCGATTTATTTTCTGGGGACGGAGAAGGCATCGTTGCTGACATCAAAACCAAAGAGTTCAGCGACCCCGCAAAGGTCGATGGCTATGACGAACACCTCATGCAACTCTCAGCTTACCGAGTTGGTCTAGGCATACCCAAGGCCCGCTGTGCCAACGTCTTTGTCTCCCGTAGCGTTCCTGACCTTGTCGTGGTGCGTGAGTGGAGCGCTGAAGACCTTGACCGTGGCTGGGAGATGTTTATGAACCTCCTACAATTTTGGCAACTCAAAAACTCTCACAAATAAGGATTGAAAATGTTAAGCGAAGAAACAGTCAAACAAATCTTCTTCCAAAGCGACCGCCCCCGCAAAGACCCGCTCATTGCGGACGAGGTAGACATCATGCAGTTTGCGCACAACATTGAGTTGTACGTCGAGGTGCAATATGCCCGCAAGGAACACGCTCGTTGCGTCGAGATTGTCAAAGAGATGAATCGCGCAGTTGGCGAAAAACTAGAAACGCTTCGACCAGCATAAAAAAAGCCCCCCGATTAAGGGGGGCTAAGAAGGAGAGCGGCAACTGCTCCTCGAAACTTATTGTGCTGGGGGTTCTTGGGTGAGGCGTCTATAAACTTCGCGCCCACCCATACCTAAAGCCCCTAGCGTTCCAGCTTTCTTCAAGCCAGACAGTTTGGGTGTGACTGGGGGTGCTAGTGCCGCTGTAGCAGAAAGCGCCCCTAAAGCCTGCAAAACACCCTCGCTGGTGTCGCCAGCCTTGAAGCGCTCCAACGCCTCTTGAAAACTCATCACACCGTAATAACCAGCGGCTCCGCCGCCCACTGTCCGACCCACAGACTTTCCTTTGTTCAAGATGTCTTGCGGGGTCAATGGTTGGTTTTGCGCTTTAAGTTTTGCTTTGTATCTAGCTAACTCAGCCGCTTGCTCTGATGTGGTCACTGCCTTCTTTAAAGGCTTTACGTCTCTTACTTGACCAGCAAGGGTGTTATGTTGCGAACCCTGCAATGCACGCTCTTTGCTGATACGGTCTAACTCAGCTTGAAGACGTAAACGCTCTTGCTCTTGCTGTTGCTCAAAGATTGCTTGCTGGTTTTGATTCGCCTCGACGCGCTGTTGGATTTCCGCGTTCTTGGGGTCGGCAAGTTCATCGGGGAGGTACAACTCGCCCGGCCCTTTTTCACCTGTAAGTTTGAAGCCAGACAAAAGACCCAAGTCCGAGGCTTTTTGTTTGCCTTGATTAAAAACGTCAACAATGTCGTGAGCGCCTTTACCATGCCCCTCGCTATGGGTCATGTCAATTGCTTGACTTGCTAGGCTGTACGGAACGCGCTCACTTGCAAACGCCTGCACGGTGTTGTACGGCGCTCCAGCACCAGTGATTTTGCGTGACTCAATCTCCAACTGCTCTTGAGGGGTTGGAGCAGGCGGTGGCGATGCAGGAGGAAATGACTTTAATTGCATCTCCCTTAGCTTTTGCTCGTTTTTAATTGCTTCAAGTTTTCTTTGGCTTTCATCATAAGACTTTTGAATGTCTTCAAAACCCATTGGAGCGGCGTCTCGTAACGCCAGACGGTCTAACCGCAACTTTTCCTCAGCGGCTAAACTAGCAATCTCTGCTGGAGTCAATGGCGGCTTGACAAGTTTAGAACCACCATAATTTGCCACAGCGCCAGCAACAGCGCCATACGTTGGGTCAGCTTCATTAGCAAGAGCGCTTGCCTTTTCAAGTAGGGTGGTTGGTGGTGGTGGCTCTGTGGTTGTGGGTACAGCTTGTGAAGACTCACGCGCCTTATCCGCAAGGGGTACGCCACTTGAAAACGGGTCGTTGGGGTTGGCTTCTTTGGAGTCACCGCCAGCGTTTGAGTAAAAATTAGAAGTTACCTTGTATGCACCACGAATTGCATCTTCGTAATTTGGGTCTTCAAAATAAGAACCCTTTACGCCATTACGCAAGCCCTCTGTGTACTTGGCAATGTCCGTGCCAGTGTTAAGCGCGTTTGGGTACAAACGACGCATCAAATTAGCGTAGTAGTCACCAAAAGCCTCTGGGCTTTCAAAATTCAAATACTTATCTACGGACTTTGTTTTATTGTCGGTTGCTTCTTTACCTGTGCCAGATAGGTCTTTGATGTTTCCAAAGTTGAAATGACCAGCAGGGCTTCGCCCGTATTTAGACTCCATGCCCCACTGCGCCAAAAGAACAGAGGGAGCAATGCCCGTTTTCTTACTTACCTGCTCGGCAATTGGGCCATACTCTTCAGTGAACATCTTTACATGGTCATTTGCCATATCACTCTCCTTCACGCTTTTTGCGAATCACGCCAGTTTTGGGGTCTCGGATGTAACCCTGCGGCACAGACGGGTCGCTTGATGGCAACGGTGTCGAACTTGGTTTTGGCGCGGGTGCGCTTGCAGGCTTTGAAGCAGACGGCGCAGAAGCTGGTGCGGTCGCTGGGGCGGGCGCTTTGGGCGATGACCGCAATGTGTCCGCATTCTTCTCACGCATATCATTGAGCGTGCGCACATAGTTTTTCTGGAGTTCTTTGAAGTCTGGCTGATTATTTCGGAAGTATGTATACGACCTGTTGGGGTAGTCTTCTTGAAATTGAGACCACAACTGCGCATGACGGTCATCGTAACGGGCGCGTTGAACCATCGCTTCTGACTTGAGCGCCAGCACCTTGGCTGAGTCCGTTGGGAGCAGACCAATGGCGGCGTACAACTGGCCTTCGGCTTTGTCCGTCGCGCCCTCCCCGGGGGTTCTTGCCATCTTGCGCATCTCTGCCGTAATTGCAGATTGCTTTTGCTGGAACAACTGCAAAGCCGCAATGTCGTCGTCTGTCAACTTGTATTCTTTGTTTCCTTGTAACGCAACGCGAACGGGCAAATTCAAAGCCACCGTCATTGGCCCTGCCGTTACCGATGCACCCTGCTCAACCGCACGCAAGACGGCGTCTCTAACCGTTGCGCTCTTCATCAGGTTAAATGCCTTGGTGTTGGAGTCAGTAAGACTCAACACGTCTTGGGCTAAAGCCTCCATGTTGGTAGCGTTTCGACCACGGTCAAGAACCATGTTTCCAGCCGCCTCGGACGCCTCAGCGCGTGCTTTTGCCGTTGCCTTCAGTTGCTCTGCTATGGCATCCCTCTCAGCGGCGGTCATAGGAGCAGGGACTGGAGGTCGTGCGCCACCAGCTTCGGGTGTACCGCCAGCCGCAGGTGCGCCACCAGCCACAGGCGCAGGACGACGAACAGGTTCGCGGCCCTTCACCTGATTAGGTTCAAGCAAATTCTTACGCTCAAGGAAATCAGTGAACTTTTCATAGTCGCCAGTGTCAAGGTACTCGTTCAACGCTTTTTCGTAGGCGTCGTATTGCACGGCGGTCATGTCGCGCTCAATGTCGCTCCCTCGAATTTTTACCTTGCGCGTGGCTTGACCCATCTTGTCGCGCTCAAGCGTGTTCTTGTCTTGCTCTATTTGAAGTTTTTTAATTTCTTTTAAGAAGGTGGCTTTTTTAGGGTCAAGTGCTTCTGCATACGCCAAGATTTGGTCGGTAATTTTGATTCGACCTTCCAACGCCGCGTCCATAATTTGCTGGTTGGATGGGGCTTTTGGCGCAGTGGCAACGTCAACAGGTGACGTTGTGTTTGGAATTCTTAGACCGCCTGTGGGGGTTGTGATAGCGCCGCCAGCAGGTGCAGGGGCGTTGCCGCCAGACCCACCTAGCAACGTAGTCATAAATCGGTCGCCACCCATCATCTTGCGAAGTTCCTGCTCCTTTGCAAGGAGTTCCATCTCTAGCTTTTGGTTATCCCTTTGAAAGACAGATTCGCGCTCTGCGGCGACTCCAGCGTTCTCTGCGGCATACCCCAAGGATTCGCCAAACGAACCCGTCTTGGTGGGTTTTAAGAAGCCTGCGGCTGTCTGCATCAGGACAGGGTCAAACCATCTGTTCTTGCGTGAATCCAAACTCTCGCGCATACGCAAAAGACCATCGTTCAAAGCCTTGCGCTGGTCTTCAAGTTCGTCAGAAACCACCCCACTCAAGTCGGAGGACTTGGACTGAGTAATCTTTTCAAGGTTCTCAGCCTGTGCCGCGCCCGTATCAAACTTCGCCGCACCCGCTGGTTGCGGGGCAGGGGGTTTCATTTGGTTTAATGCACCCTGTGCTGGTTGTGGAATTGCCATTATTTACCCCAATAGGTTGCCATTGGCATCGTAAAAATTCCCGTTGCCATCGTGATATTCTGCGCCTGATGGAGCCATTCCGCCATCGGCAAGACGAACTCCACCGCCGTCGGCTTTCTTGATTGCGCCGCCGTCTGCATTTTTTGCGGCGACTGGGGCGGGGAACAAAGCCGCCATCAAAGCACCTAAGCCGCCAATTTGCGATAGTGGGCTGTTGGAGTAGCCCTCGGAGCCAGTTGACTGCGTAGTCGTAGCCATAGGCATATTGTAATTTCGGAGCAAATTGGCAAACTGCTGAGTCTGAGCCATTGGGTAGTCAAGCAACTTCTGGCCCTGAGCCTGCTGTTGAGCGCCGTAGTCAGACATGGTCTTCAAGCCAGCCACACCCATGCCCTGCTGTGCTTGTCCTAAGTTCTCAAAGGCTTGACCAGCTTGCAAGGCGCGAGTCAGGTCGTTCTGAGCCTGAGTGCCTGCGGTTGTATAGCCCTGCTGGAGCGCCTGCATTTGCTTGCCCATCAAGTCGGCCTGAATGTCACGCAAAGCGTTCCCAGTAACCTGCGCCTGACGACGTGAGCCAAACTGACCAGAGCCAACAGCCGCCGCACCAAGGTTTGGCAGGATGTTTTCTTGAACGCTTCGGTTGGTCAGGCGACCCATCTCATCCACAACTGCGGATTGATAAGGGTTCATGTAGTCGGCAATGACGTCAGGAACGGTTGTAGCGCCCGCCTCGCCTAGCAATTGGGACGATGCGCCCATAGACCCAGCGCCAGCAAACGCCACGTCTGGAGCCATCTGGAAGGCTTGCTGTTGCAGTGGGCTAAAGCCAGCAATACCGCCTTGCTGGACAGCGTTCTGGCCTAAGTTGGCAATGTCTTGCAGGTAGTTCGTGTAAAACTCTGGAGCCGCTTGTTGGGCTTCCGTCGTCTTGGTAAGCGCGGGTAGTGGGTCACCCTGAAATAAGCCAGCCATTATCTTGCTCCTTTGAGATACGAGGTCAACGCCTTGGTTTTAGGTGGGATTTTGTTGATGGGGGCAGAGCGCTTATGAGCGCGGATGCCTTCACGAAACTTATCCAAAGCCTGAGCGCCAGCCTTAGTTGAGCCATTACCAATCTGGGCAACGGTCTCAGCGTCAATTACATATTCACCATCTGCAAGCATAGCGGGGATGTCATCCGACTGTCCATCGCCCTGACCATGCACCGCAGAGCCTCGGCGGAAATCCATTCGGCCTTGAGTCATTGGCACGTTTGAAACATGAGGCAGGCCACCCATACGCATTTGTTGTGGCATACCCTGTGGCATCATGCCCTGCTGAGGCACTGGAGCCTGCTGTGCCATCTGAGGAGGCATACCCTGTTGGGGCATACCACGCTGTTGGCCTTGTTGCATAGGTTGCTGTTGTTGCTGTTGCCCAATCTGAGGCATCATGTCAGGTGGGTTCATTGGGGGTTGCGGACGCATTCCCAAGTTTGCCAAGATGTCAGCGGGTTGACCAAACGTGTAGTACGAGGCGACAGGGGTTGACATGGAGGACAGGCCACCAGAGGCCATTGCAGGCAAAGCCTCGTCCGCAGACTCTTCGGCGGGGACTTCTTCGTAGCCGTAGTCGCCTTCGTTCACGGGGTTGTACCCCGGGGCGTTCAAGTTCCGCAACAACTCTTCGTTAGGAACATAACCATCACTGTCTGTGCCGTACTGGTCGTAGCCCACAAAGTTTGTTGGGCCAATCCCAAAGTCCGTAGTGCGTGGGTTGATGACCCCAACCTGCGACATATCCAAGCCTTGGTTCTGCGCACCACTACCACCACCCGTAAAGTCTTCACCAAGCAATGTGGCAATCAATGCACCAGCACCAGCGGCTCCAGCAGTTGTGCCAAGCGCTCCCGTAATTGCGTTCAAGGTATCACTGCCAAGAGTTTTTGCGGTCTCCCAGCCTTCGGATAACGTATTACCAAGAGTTTGCGTGCGAGGCCCACTGCCAACACTTCTGATAGCCGTAGGGCTAACAGAAAGCGCCCTAGTTCTTGGGTTGGTGGTGTACAAAGGCTCGTTGGTCTCCATGTCATAGGTTTGATTTCCTATGGTGTAAGTGCCATCGTTATTGTCTGTTGCAAGGTCAACGCCACCACCTTCTCTATCCCCGTACAAGGGCATATCAGTCATCACGTCATAAGTGATGCCGTCCATTGTGTATGTCCCATCACCGTTATCCTCGTAGCCGCTCATGGCTGACGGCTCAACATAGATAATTTTCCCGTCGTCATTCATGGTGTACAGGGGGTCGCCAGTCTCCATATCGAAGACTTCGTTGTCTATCGTGAATGTGCCGTCGTTGTTGTCTATAGCGCCTTCTGGCATATATGCCTCGCCACCATCTTCAAAGTGAGGAACCCCGCCGTTTTTCATCATAGTAATCAATCCCCCGCGTTTGGCGTAGTCGTAATCTTCATAGTCATATGACTCGTAATCGTCATTGTTGTATGGGTCGCCCGCAAGTAGTGTGTCATCACTATATGTAGTGTCATCAGCATACAGCGAGTCGTCGTAATATGTGTCGTCTTCTAATGCAGAGCCGTCAGCGTTGGCGTACAACTCATAAGTTCCGTCGTCATTTTCAACATAGACGTTACCAAGGCTGTCTTCAAAATATTCAGTTTCTGTGTTATCCGCAACAGCGGTGTCATCACCGTAGTCATACACTGGCGTGTCTTCAAAAGAAGAGCCGTCAGCGTAGTACGCCAAGTCATACCCACCATCTTCGTTCATGGTGTAGTAGTTGCCCTCGTCGTCTTGATAAAATTCTGAGTCTGTATTGTTATCAGCAACAATGGTGTCGTCAGCGCCGCCTGTTTCGCCAACACCCCCAGCAACATTGGTTTCTTCATCAGTTGCGGCTGTGTTTGTGCCGCTAATACCGCGAGTAACGACACCTTTTGGCCCAAGACCAGACTCTGTGTCGTACCCACCACGAACATACATAACGCCGCCGTTGCCATCATCCAGCGCGGTTATGGTTGTGCCGTTTTCGTATTGGATTGATTCGCCAGCGCTAAGACCTTCCTCTTGAGCCAGCGCCACTTCTTCTGCGGAAAGTTTTGCATCTCCAGCAACCGTGATGGAACCATCAGCATCAGTGGTGTACAGCACGGCGTCATTGTCCATGCTGTAGGTTGTGTTGCCAATGGTGTACGTCCCGTCATTGTTATCCGTTACGACATCAATGCCACCTTCCGCGTTTTCGCGGTACAGGGGCATACCCGTCTCCATGTCGTAAGTTAGACCACCTGATGTGTAGGTTCCGTCGCCGTTGTCAATTGAGCCTTTGGGCAAACCTAACGATTCATCAGCAGGCGTGCCTTTGTATATGTCAGTTGCAGAAGGGGGCTTCACCACGCTGGTTGATGGTTTTGTTCCGCCAGTAGCAGGTTTAGTTCCGCCCGTTGCTGGCTTTGTTCCGCCCGTTGCTGGCTTCGTGGTTGGGCCAGCAGGTTGCTTGACAGTCCCACCAGCAGGTTGTTTTGTGCCTCCAGCGGCTGGGTCTTTGACAACGGTTGGCTTGCCAGTAATCCTGTCAATAATCATTTTTGTGCCAGCGCCAAGCACCGCACCCGTGACCGCGTTCACCACCTTGTTGGTGGTGGAGTTTGTCTTTGTAACTGGCTTCGTAACAACAGGCTTGACTACAGACGTTGGAGTTGTTGTTTTGGTTG